GACTATGTGGCGACGATCTTGAGGAATCATGGCCCCATGACCCCCCAGGACATTCGGATCAAGTCGAGAGACTACCTCTACAGAAAGAGCGGGTGGAAGGCTAGGAAGGATGGTGAGAAGGGGCTATCCCCAAGGACAGTCAACTTTGCACTCAGGTGGTTGTTGAAGAGGAAGTTGGTCAAGAAGTACAGGCTGGTACAGAACGATCAAAGACAGCCAACGTATGAATGGATCGGTGGTTAAGAATGGGTAAGACTGAAGGGAAATTAGAGTCTTTGGTGAACACATTGGTATCAGGTGTAATGCTCATACCGTTTGTCGTTCTGGGCATGATTCCGATCAGTGGTGAAGCGAAGATGGTGTTGGTTGTCATGGTTGCGATTCCGTATATGTTCGCCTACCTGAAGGTCATATTCTGGGTTGAAGACTGGTTCAACGAAAGACGCAGTTCCATAGTCGAATAATGCACCACATAATTTATATTGTGCTGAATGTAGGCAGGTGTGCATCGGATCGGATGATGGATTCCGTGCATGGAAGAAGTGATGGTTGTTGTTGGCATGTTCCACAATTCGGTGTCCTTCTGGTGATCTGCCAGTGGGTGATGTGCAACAGCCCTCTTAGGAGCGGGTTGTGGTAGTAAAGACAACATCAGGTGCGGATCCGTCCGTCAATCCGATGCATAATGAGATCAGGCGGTAGACACCCATGTGGGAAGGCAGTTCTCAGGTATCCTAACTCAGGATGCTTGCAGTTAGGCCATATCTGTAACTTCCTGACTAAGTGAGTCGGGGAGGGTCAAGATCGGAGATGAAGCGTGGGTGGCCGATTCCTGACTCAAGAGGCTGAAGATGATGAACAAGGCTGAGATTATGAATACACAGATCAAGGTGACTGGCAAGGCTAGTGGTGAAGGCGGTGTGGTTGGGTCACGGGATATCACCATAAGGATGAATGGTGAGATCCTAAGAACAGTTCAACGGTTCGAATTTTCTGGAACTGCCAATGGTCCAGTGCTGGTCAAGATGGAGATGTTGGTTGGCGAGATCGAGATTGATCTTGACAACGTTAAGACCATCATATCAGAGAGGTCCATAGACAGATCCAATGTTGGGTTGGCCGAATCACTCAGGAGACGACTGGCTGGTAAGCATAGGTGATCGACAATGGTGAAGAAGTATCAGGTAAGATGGTATGACGCTGTGAAGCAATGGGAGCATCAAGCCGACGAGAAGAATGACCTGTCAAAGGCGGAACTGATGAAGGAGATTCGGGCAATCATAAGCACATGCGAGAACCCCGTCATCGCCGTCAAGGTCTGGGGTTCCCAACAGTGATGATTGAGAAGAAAAGGAGCAAGATGTATTCTGTGTTGCTGGCCTTCAAGGCGGCAAATAAGGATCGCATCGGCATGGTGAGTGGTCATTGGCTGATGAGGGCCGTTCAGGGGCTTGCCCCGTTAGATGTCAAGGCGCCTTGGTGGGTGATGCTTGAGAAGAAGAATCTACGGCAACTCATTCAGGCGTTCCGGGAGTCGCTTAACACTGATAAGGATGCCATAGAGAAGCTACAGAGGATCCTGGACGAGATGGAGAAGATGTTGTAACAAAAAGGGCATTGGCGGGGGGCAACGGCACATGAATTACAATGAACTGCGAACCATCTTCACAGGTGAGATGATTGGATTGATGTGTGTTCAAGCAGAGCACTTTTCAGGACATCTTTATCGTTCCCGTTTGGAGATAATAATGACGACTTACCAGAATGTCTTCAGAAGATTTAGAACGGAAGAAGCATTAAGTGACAGGGATCGTTGACATAGACTGTAAGATGAGCAGACCGAGAACGGACGGACGCAGTTCGAATGAAAGTTTTTTGGTTTGGTGAACTGAAATATTTTTATAACTTCAAGACAATAAAGCAGTATGTTGAAGTGTAAGATTTGTGGAAAGGAGTATCCAGATGATGAATTTGGGGATGTATCTAAATATCAAAAGGGTTCAGAAGGAAAATGGATTAGGCGAAGCTATAGACGTGGACGGGGGGTTTATTGTAAGCAATGTAAATCTGAACACGAGAAACAGTGGAGATCTACAAGTCCGAAATATAAGAAACAACTGGAACGTCGTCGAACAGTATTGGGAAGACAAAAGCAGAGTGACTACCAAGCACGTAGAGTAATCAGGGCAATGCAATTCTATGGGTTGGAATGTCAGATATGTGGGTATTCAGATGCACGGTGTTTGCAATTTCATCATATTAACGGTGATGGTCATTCAGTATCCAGAAGAAATGAAGTGGTAGCAAAAATCTTGAAAGCAAGGGAGCCATTAGATGATGTCATGTTACTATGTGCTAATTGCCATATTATTCAGGACTTGAAAGATGGAACAAGTAAGCGAGGAAGTGCAATACATCGAGTGTTGAATGAAGAGGACACAAATGTTTTATAGATGAACTCCAATCACTGTGACACTGGTGTAAGGCATGAGTGATGACGATTCTAATTTAAGCCGGGAGGACGGCACAGAGGGATCCAAACCATCCGAGTCGAATTCGGATCCCGTAGCACAAGTAGGAATAGCAGCAACCGAAGGGATCAAGGCGCATACTGGGGTGTTCACGGTACCCGATGCCCTTGATCCCTCAACTAAGGCCGCCATTAATGAAGAGAACAAGAACTTCGACATCGCCGAGTTCAGCGGGTTCTGCGGTAAGTGTGGCAATCCCATAGTTCCCGGTCCCGCCGTTGAGTGTTCGGTATGTGGAATGATTCTCCACCAGTTCTGTTTTGATGCTCATGTTGTAGCCGCCCACAGGCCCGACGGTATTACTCTCAGGGTGGAGAAGAATGCCGATGGTAAGTTTCTCTGGAAGCGGAGAAAGGTCGAAGATAAGTCGTAAGTCTTATTACAGTGGCCGATATAGTTCCAGTGTCACGCGAGTAGGCTAAAAACGTGACAGGAGCAAAATAGAATAATGAGAAATCCATGTGCAGAGGCAGGCGGAGACCCGCGCCGCAGTGGTGTTGTGATGGCTTCTGGGGCCGTTGCAAACACCGGCCATGACGTTCTTGCCGGGGCTTCTGAGAAATACACGATAGTTGATGCACTCCACTTTTCGTTCGGATCAACAGTGACCGCTATTGATATTGATCTCAACATCAAGGATCATTTCAATGGTGCTAGGGACATCTTTACCGTGCATGAAGGTGGAGCAGCAATCACCGATCTTGCAGCAGTGCTTGACTGGGTTGATCCCAATCCACCAGCCAACACGGTTCGTGGGATCATGAAGGTGGGTTGTGTGGCCCTTGAGCCAACCGAGCTGGCAGCAGATCATAAGGTTAGGATTGTCGGTAACGATGCTACACCAGCTGCCAACTATACCGAGACCAACACTATCCCACTGATGGTGACAGCTCAGTATCGACTGGTCGAGGCTGAGTGGTTCGAGTAGTCCAAAGCTTCATAGGCGGGTTCGTGCCCTTGCAGGGTGGTGTTCGAACATGCAACGTGCAGCATCTGAGCATAGCATTGGGCGCGAACTTCCCGTCAGTAGAAGTCTGATGGTGGTTGCTGGTGCCAAGATTGTCCAGCAACACTACTATCACTACGGCAGAGAACTTGCCAAATACAACAGGCGGCTGAAGCTGCTCGGTAGCCCACTTGTGGTCAGGCAACGGCACAGTTCTGGCGGGAAGATCTATCATGGTAGGTATTTCTATCAACGTTACTACGATGAGGATGACGATCTCATGAGGCAGAAGTACATTGGCACCGAAGTTCCTATTGATCATGTACCCATAGGTGGGTTCCCACAGGCGCCAGAAAACCCCCTTGAGGGGTTAGAGTGCCAGATCATAGAGGGCAACGTTATTCTCTCAGAGGCCATGTACGAACGATTCATCTCTATTTTTTCAGATCACCTGATTATTCCAATAATGTGGGGTTGAATAATGACTTACATATATGTTCCAGAGAATGAGTTCCCGGTCTTCGAACCAACTGCCAACGAATTATATGCCGGTAAGGAGAGCGATAGGGTTGCCCGTGACAGAGCATTCAGAGAGGCCGGCAGGGCGATAGCTGGACTTCCAAGGGCGTCGGATCGCAGGCTCGGTGCCCCACATCCTGCAGAGTTCGAGACCTATGAGAAGATCTACAATAAGGATGGTATTGTCTTCAGGGCCGTGAACACTACTGCGGATCACGTCATGCAGGCAGGATTCAGGGTGATAGGTGAACAAGAAGAGAATGTGAATAAGATCAAAGAGTGGATGGAGTACATCGGGTTCCATCCGTTTCTTCATGAAGTAGTCAGGAACCTTATGATCTGGGGCAATGCGTTTGTCGAGATCGTATCAGAAGAGGGCACACAACGCAATCCCATCTTGGGTTGGGGGGTCATGGAACTAAAGCCACTCAATCCTGATACCATGTACGTCTACCGTTATGAGACCGGTGAGGTCATCGGTTACATCCAGCGCCCCCAGTCTAGGCGGTGGTTGTGGCATAAGACAAGAGGAAAGAGATCACTCCCCAACCGTAAGAGATCCACAGGCAAGAAACACAAGACCTGGAAGGCGGATGTCAAGGCGGCATATCCTGATGCAGTGATATTTGATCCTGAAGACATCTTACATCTGAAGGTGAATCAGTTACCATCTGCAGAGTATGGCATCAGCCCGATTGAGTCCATCAAAGACACTCTGATAACCTATCTGGGTGTCATGGGTGATATATCTGTCATCATCAAACGTTATGGATCCCCCAAGATCATCTGGCGATTGGGTACTGAGGATAGGACACCATCGAGGCAGATGATAGATGATTTTCATTCGTCAGTGAGTAGTCTGAACATCGGTGATGATATTGTAGTTCCGGTCATTGCACAGTGGCAGACCCTTGATGCAGGTCTCAAGGTCATGGATATGGCACCATACATTCAGTATTTGCGTGACGATCTATTTGCAGGGTTCGGTGTGCCTGAGTTGATAATGGGCGGGAACGTATCTGGCACACAGGCCAGTGCGGAGATCCAACTTGAGGCATTCACCCGTAGGATCATTGAGGTTCAGAGGTTCTTGGAGATCAGATGTAGACGACAGATATTCCCGCGTGTGTTGGGTCTTGGAACTGAACCATTTACCAGAGATGTGTGGTGTACGATTCCGAAACTCATATTCAATCCGCCCGACACCATTGAGAGAATTGTGCTCAGAGAGATCACACAGCACACTGCCGGGATCAAGTCAACTCAAGAGATTCGGGACACACTCGGTTACACTCCACCGCTACCGGATGGCGAGACCGGTATTGATCAGCAGATGAAGATCGCACAGTCAAGAGCTGCCATGCCTAATGTGAATCTTCCTGGAACTCGTGGTCCAGGGCAGACCACCGGTGGTGGTAAGGACGACAAGACCGCGGCACAAAAACCCAAGGGTCTGAAGCCACCAGAGCATAAATAATGGCCCTGATAGTTCAGTTCTCTTTGCTATCGGCTCTCATAACCCTGTTTACAAAGAAATGAGAGCTGATTGAGTCGATAAGGTTTAATACATCCCCTATCTCTATCTCACAAGTAATGCCGTACTAGGGTGTGAGTAAGATTCCTGCTTGGGTGGACAAATGTGTTGAATCACTTCTGCCTGATCTCAGGAAACGATACCCTAAGCGGAGTGAAGATGATCTTCAGAGTTCTGCATGGGCGATCTGTACTGATCGCTACAAGCAGATGAAGAAGAAGGGGAAGGTCGAGTCCGTGCCAACAATGAACATTGATCTTGTAGAAGTCAGTTGCCATGAAACCGCTTGCGGCAAGAAGGGCAACTACGCTTTGACCAAGGGCGATAATGTCTCCGACTGGGCGCTACCGTACAAGAACTGTGATGGTTCCATCAATAAGGCATGTGTGCGAAACGCACTGGCCAGATTGAACCAGGTACAGGGCTATTCTGCGGAAGAGAAGAGTCGGGCACTCGCTAAACTACGAAGGGCGGCGAGAAGTGTTGGCATCGATGTCAAGAGTGAGAGCACTCAACTTATGCGTAGCCCTGAGATCGTGACGTGGTACTCGAAGGTGAAAGTCTTTGAGACCTTCACGGAAGCCGTTTCAATATTTCATGAAGGAACCACTGAACTTCATGGCATGCAGGAAGCTTTTTCCATCATCCAGAAGGAGAAAGAAGAGTCAGGTATTGACGTGCCTGTTGTTCTCGAAGTTGATGGAGTTGTCAATCAGACCACAGAGAGCGTACTGACCAAACCTTCACCTACACACGTCTACATTCGCGGTACGGCCATTGGAGAAGGAACCACGCGGAACCTAAATCATTATCGTTCTGAAGAACTGAGAAAGGCTGCTCCCTCACTAGCGGGACGGCCAGTTCAGGCAGATCATGGTGTCAAGACCAGAGATAATGTGGGGAAAGTGCTCGTTTCTTCGTATCAACCCGAAAGCAAGACGATCAGTTATGTCGCCAGGATCCGAAGGAGCCACGAGGTAGCTGATGCTGTTGAGCTGGGTGATGTTGACACAGTCTCTATAGGTGCGACAGTCACGGACGTTGTTTGTAACATCTGTGGTAAGTCGCGGCTTGACCTTAGCGACCGTTGTAAGCATCATGTGGGACAAACGTACGAAGACGAGATCGCAACCCGTGTTGGTGTAGGTCTCGAATTCGTAGAGCTAAGCGTGACGCCATTCCCTGCATACAAACAATCGTCTGCAGGTGTGGCTTCAACTCACGATTCAATGGACATGGCATTAGCCGTCTTTGAGTCGTGGAAAACAGAAACAACTAGAGGGACAATAAAATTGTCAGAACAACAGGAATCAGATCTGGATTCCACGATGAAGCTCAGCGAGTTGACGAAGGCCAACGTATCTCTTCAAAACGAGCTTGGGACGGCTCAGGCGGAGCTTGAAAAGGCCCATGATCGTGAGAAGAAATCGCTTGCCCGTCAGATTGCTGAAGCTGAAGTCGAGCTTGGAATCAAGCTGGGATCCGATGCAGAAAAACGAGTTGAGCATCTTCGATCTAAGGAGATTGAGGCCCTCAACCTTCTTTGTGAGAACGTGTCTGATCAGCTCAGTCATTTCAGACGATCCCAATCGGTGCCTTCATCGAAAGGGATAGTGTCGTCTGATGAGCCTGAACGCGATCCGATGGATCTCACAAAAGAAGAGGCCAAGACGATTATTTTGAGGATGTTGGGATGGCCGGAGTCTTCCAAGTCGGCAAAGGCAACCGTCAGGGAATACACCCGGAACACATACCATCCCCTCTATTCAGAATACGTCAGCCGGGCAGTCCAAGCAGGAAGTGAGTGATCATGTCTGGAACTTACGGTGAAGGCCGTCAGTACAGGCTGAAGGTCTGTTCAAGCCCAACAGCGGATGTGATTCATCGCCATCATGGTGTCGTGTACACCGGTAGCGCTGATGAAGAGATTGACATTCACAATGCAGATGGTGGACTGAGTTTCCTATTTGCAGGTGTGGTCTATGACGGTTGGCCCTACACCGAGAGGGTAGGGTTAGTCGCTTCAACAGATCCACATCGCGGAACTAACGTCTCGGTTCGTCCAAGTGAAGAGTGGTTGACAGTTGCTCGCGGTAATCGCAACCATTGCGTTGCCGCTGAGGATATATCAGCCGGAAATCTCATCATGTTGACGGACGAAGGCGATGGTGCCACCCAAGTGCATGACGGAATGTTCTCACCTGTTACCACTGGTACACAGGGAGAGCTGGATGTTATGCTCGGTGTTGCAGAGTGGGCAGCCGATGTGGCAGTGTCTCACGACACCCATCCTTGGGACTGGAACGCGGGCGACTACGGCGACGAACATCCGGCCTTTGTAGCGTATATCTTCAGGTGATGCAAGATGGCGACAGAAGTACAATTCATTGAGTTTGACGAGAGGATCACACCGTTGGTCACTCGTCAGAAAATGATAGAACAACTCATGTACAGGCCCAAAGTAAAGCTCACAGAGCTTGAAAAGGTGCTGAGGCGTGATGATGCCAAGATCTTGCTACCTGAGATCATTGATGAACGTATCCAGACCAAGGTTGAGGAAGAACGGATTGGACGGACCCTAGTGGATCTCATTTCAATCCAGTCGGACTCGATCTCATGGCTCGAAGAGACGGGATTCAATGCGGAAATCGTACCAGAGGGTGCTGAGGTACCCATCGCCCACGCGACCTGGGAGAAGTTCTTCGTCAGCGTGCTCAAGATTGGTGTCAGACCGGTCTTGACTAAGGAGATGATAGAGGATGCTCAGTGGCCCGTTCTTCGAAGAAACTTAGATCAGGCGGCTAGAGCTATGGCTAAGAAAGAGGATGAGATGATCATGGATGCCCTCAATGCTGGAGTACCAAACGGCATCGCCGTCAGTGACGGTGTTGGTGGTATTGGCACGGTGGTAGAAAACCATCGCATCAGCATGGGTCCAAGCACGGCCAACAATCCTCTGACTAACAGATCCATAGCAAAAGGACGCACGGTTCTGAGAAGGGAAAACTATACCCCGGATGTGCTGCTCTGTCATCCCACACAGATGTACGAACTCATGTTGATGGAGGAATTCATAGGCGGCAACTCGCCAGCCTATCAGGTTCTTCCGGAGTGGGTCAAGTCATCTATGGTCAATGGGACAATCGGTACAGTATTCGGGATGAAGGTAGTGGTCTCAGAGAATCAGCCTGCAGGGCAAGTATTGATGTTCGACACGGATGTGTATGCTGCACTCTTCGAGCGCAGACCAGTCACAACCAACGAGTACACGGACGTTATTCGTGAACTACAGGGCGTCGTACTGACCCAGAGAATGATGCCAGCCGTGCTAAGGCGTGATGCCGCAGTCATGCTCAATCAGGGCCGGACCAATCTCATGAGCCTGTAGAATGAATCTTCAGCCAAGTAGGAAATCCAACCCCCAACCCCCATTGTGGTCGCCTGATTAGCCTTGGTCGGCGACCACTAACATATTTTAGGGCATGACACTACTCTGAAGCAGGTGTGACCAGTGGCATTACAGAACAGCGAGGCAGAGATTCTGAAAGTAAGGAGAATGCTGGGCGATGCTAGCGAGCAGGTCTCCATGATGGTTGAGAATGAGCTTGTTCAGTCTACTTCTGCATTGACCATCTTCACCAGATATGGCCCAATTCATAGTGTCAATGGTGTGTGGGTATCTACGGATCCAGATCATGAAGGTACTAATTATTATGGTACTGGGTCATTCAATAGTTATACGAGAGAACTTACGCTTCAGACCAGCCTTCCTGGAGTTAACACATGGGTCTTGATCAACTACACCTATTTCAAAGGACTTCCGGATGAAGCAGCTGATGAATTAGTCACTGGCGCAAAGACCTACGTTGAACGGTACACCAACAGAACCTACAACTGGACCACCGATACTGATCATGACACGGTGACTGCGATCTCAGCCATGACATATAGGGCTGCCATCGGCTGCCTGTTGTATCAGGTCGCCGCTGATATTCTTCAGAAGGGTTGGAACTTCAAGATCGAAGAGTTCAGCATCGAGACTAAGACATGGGGTGGTGGAATGCCGGTTGGTGATCTTGTTATTGCTTGGCAGAAGCATGTTGATGAACACATCTCAATCCTTGGTCGTTATTGGTACTATGCTGCTCCAAGCTCTGGGTATCTTGGCAGGAAGGCGCATGGGTATCGAATGGATCGGGAGGGCAATATTAGTTGAGCCTCGCAACACCCTACGGCATGATTGAACTGGGCAATGACGGTATCCCCATTATTGATAGTAACATATTTGACAGAATCATGAATGCCTATGGGTTCAATGTAAGGCTCAGACGTAATCCGATGACTAAGGACTGCCCATGCTACGATCCCTATGGACTCACTGCAAATCCCGACTGTCAGTTCTGTGGCGGTACCGGTAGCGTCAGCGGATGGCAAGACAGGATTATCAGAGGGCTGCTCTTGTTCAAGGTTCCAAAGGGTGACTGGTCACTTGGGAATCGACAGACTATTGCCGGACATATTGAGAGGGTTCAAGTAACGGGATTCTTTTCTGGATCGGCTGGTGTCAGGATGGATGATCGGATTGGTATTAGTACATCGACTCTGCTGCAGGTCGAGAATCCGGTATATTTCAGGGTTGACAACATCATGCCAAGATTGGTAGGGGATGGGCATGGTAACTACATAGTGCTCTTCATCAGGGCTGATATGAGAAAGGTCGAGTATGAATCTCCCAGTGAGGGATACACATGAGTAACGAGAGATTTGGAATGGGCGGTGATGCGGAGGGTGGGGTCTGGACGGCCACGCCAATCTACCTTGATTCGTTGGTGGATACGGTTGTTGATAGTCCTACGGACGGATTCGTGCTGACCTATGAGGCGTCATCTGGTAAGTGGAAGGCCAAGGCTGCTGGTGCTGGATCTGATGTGAAAGTGAAGGTCTATGAGGGTGGTGTACAGGTCGGGACCGTTGCTAGATATGTCAACTTCGATGGCACTAAATTCAATGTCACTGAGGATGGTCCGAATGATTGGTTTCTGATTGAACTTGCTAATCCTGGCATAGAAGCCCATGATATGACTGGTGCCTATCACACTGAAGATGCGACAGGCGGTGTCGGGAATGTAATTAGGGCCACTGGGGCGACTGCATTTGCGTGGGCAGAATTACAACATGCCGATCTTGGTGGTGTCACATCAGATCTACATCATGCTCAACAGCATACTCTTAGTGGTGCCGATCACACAGGTGATCTTGCGTACACTCAGATTGATGGCATAGTTGATATAGCTGGAGTGGGTGCAAACAATCTACTCTCACGAGCAGACCATGTGCATACTGATCTTGATGGATCGTCAAAGATCACATATTCTGACCTATCGGGAATACCGTCAACATTTGATCCAAATGATCATGATCTCACAAGTGCATATCATACTGCATCAGGACTCATAGTTGGTCATGTCATAATTGCTGATTCCGCTACCGCCTTCAGTTGGCAAGCTCCTAGTTACTACACATCTTTCACGGCGGACTTTGCGGCGGAATCCCTTGCTAATCTGGCAACCAGAACTCATGCCTCTCTCTCAGACGCTCCAGCAGATGCTCACCACAACCAGAGTCATGGTTCATCTGACCATTCAGGTGCCATATTCGCTGGTGCCAATGACAGCTTCGGGGCATTCTACCTAGACATAGATGACATAGCAGTTCCAGCAGATCCAGCGGCATCAATCAGAAGGCTGTTTGTCAATACAGCGACCGGTAAATTGTCGGTAAGAACCAATGCCAGCGAAACGATCTCACTGGAAGAACAGGGTGGGATTGATGAAGATGCAATCCACGATAATGTGGATGCTGAGATCAGTGCCATCGCAGAAAAGACTTCACCTGTTGGTGCCGATGTACTCGTGATAGAAGATTCAGATGCATCATACGCAAAGAAGAAGGTCCAGATCACAAACTTGCCCGGTGGAGCAGACGCAGATGCCATCCATGACAATGTGGCAGATGAGATACATCAGGTAACTCTCAAAGGCACACCGGTATCTGCTGACGAGATTCTGATTGAAGACAGTGTAGCATCATGGGCAAAGAAACGAGTCACGGTCAGCAGCCTGCCAGCAGGTTCACCGAGCTTTGGATTGCCAGTGAGCATTGACATTGGAGATGCACAGGCTGAAGGAACATCGGGTGATAGTGCCAGAGCAGATCATCAACATGCTTTTGTGGCCCCTACTGCCGGTTATCCACTGGATGTGGCCGCATCAGAGAGTGATGGTGTTGCAACCACAGTAGCACGGTCTGACCACGTACACGCGCACGGAAGTGGGTACTCTGCTGACGCTCATCATGCTCAAGCACATACACTTGCCACAACTGGTGATCACAGTGGTTCACTTCCACTGACTGATCTTGATCCAGCCGGTGCTGCACAAGGTTCTATCATCAAGTACGGTGCCAGTGACTACGAAATATTAGTAAAGGGTACTGACACATACGTGCTGAAGTCGGGAGCAGCAGATGTGGCTTGGGGTCAAGTTGATTGGAGTGAGTTAGTAGGAACACAGCCTGCTCCAGTTGCTCACACGTTGGCCACTTCCGGCCCGCACACAGACACCCTTCCATTGACAGACTTGGCAGCTGGTGCTCAAGGATCAGTCATTGTACGGGGGGCTACTGATTGGGAAGAACTGTCACTGAGCACTCTAAACTATGCTCTTGTCTGTACTACAACCGATGCAGTTTGGGTACAGTACGATTATGGTTGGTTGGCTAATGTACCATCTACATTTGCACCTTCAGCACATCAATTGGACTCTGTTACATACCACACAGTATCAGGTCTAACAACTGGTCATTATCTCAGAGCTGCATCAGCGACTACCTTTGC